ACAGAAAGTTGCACAAGACCCTGATGTAAAAGATAAGCCAGGAACACAGCCAAAGAAGTATTTTTCTGGTTTAGCAAAGTCTACTAAAGCAGCAAGAGATACGCACTTTAAAAAAGGTGCAAAGATGGATGATGATAATCCTGCTGCATATACTCCTGCTCCAGGTGATAAAGAAGGTAAAACTAAACCTTCAAAGCACACAAAGAAATTTAAGCAGATGTATGGTGAAGCTGTATCTCCTGCACAGCAAGCAGCTATTGCAATTTCTAAAAAAGAACGTGGTGAAAAGCCAAAGAATGAAGGCAATGGTCTTTGGGCTAACATCAATAAGAAGCGCAAAGAAGGTCGACCAATGCGCAAGCCTGGATCAAAAGGTGCACCGACTGCACAAGACTTTAAGAATGCACGAGGCGAAAGCATTGAAGAGTCCAAGATCGAAGGTCTTGTAAAGAAAGCAGAGAAGTCTGGTATTTCTTATAGCATTCTAAAGCAAGTTTATAATCGTGGCATGGCCGCATGGAGAACTGGGCATAGACCAGGCACAACTCCTCAGCAGTGGGCATTTGCTAGAGTGAATTCATTTATTACTGGTGGCAAAACAAGAAGAACTGCTGACAAAGATTTATGGGCGAAAACGAAGAAGTAATTAATATTCCTCTAACCAGGCATAATTGTGGGCTTGGTAATCTGCTTTACAGAGGAATAAACTTACTCCATGATTATGCTAATCTATTATCAATTGATGATTTAAAATGTAATCTGTATTGGAATCATTACAAAACAGACAGTGTTGTTCCTGAACATTTTGAGGATGAAGAAACTTCTATTGATGTATTCAATTACTTACATGAAAGAGTTGTTACAGAAACAAAAATTAATTTTAAACATATAATTAATGATAGCAAAGAGTTTGTTGTAATAGATGATTTGAAGTATCTGTATGAAAATAAAAAATCCTTTGTTAAGCTATACAATCCACACAAAACAAAAAAGAATAAAATTTGTTTTTGGGGCTTGGATAAAAACTTCACAAGTACAGATGCCAGCGGCGGTGAGTTAATTCATAATAACTGGCGACATCAGACATATGATGACTGGATTAGAATTAGAGAATTTCTAAATCAATACTATGAAGTTATTGAATTAAGCTATCGTCTTCCTATCAGAGAAGTTTATTATCATATTTGTACTTCTGAATTTACTGTAGGATATGCAGGAGCATTTCATGCGCTAAGTGTGTTGCTGAGAAAGCCCAATATCTCTATAGTTGGATTAAACAATAAGTTATATCCAGATACAATGTCAGATGTAAAGAAAAATAATAAGAAGATAAAAAAAGGGCATACTGAAATATATTCTTATGAAGCGTTATGGTACAATGACACTGTAGACGATATTTGTAATTTAGATAATTTAAACCACTATAAAAAAATAGCCTTTGATAATATTGAAATGCTTAAATCTTTATAATAATAAATAAACATAGTGTTTTCTTAATCAAATGGAGCCATCGAATCTACCATGATTACCTTTAGACAGCTACAAGAAAAAGCTGTGTCCAAGCAGCAGCAGAAACTAATGGGATTAGCCCTTGCATATAAAAAGGGCGACGTTCCTGAGGATAAAGTTTCTGATACAGTCAAAGACTTAGCAAAGTCTATGTCTACAAATGAACTTGAAAAGTTCGCTGGCACTAAGCACAAAGGTCTACCACAAAAGGTAGATGAAGCTAAGTCTGCAACTGGCTATGACCTTTACCATAAAGACTTTTCTTCTGCTATGCAACACGCATACAAGCACGCCAAGGCAAAGCTTGGTGTAGATGTTGACCCCGAAGAGATTGACAAGAAGGTTGCGATGGGGCCACGAAAGCCATCCAAGGGTAAGACAAACTCTTATCGTCTTCTTGACAAAGGTGGCAAGAAAGCAATTCAAGTTCAAGTCTATGGTATGGACAATGGCAAGTATGAACTGAATATGTACAAAGAGTCTGTTGACTATGGTAGTCGGATGACTGATGCTCAAAAGAAAAAGTTTCATGCTCTGAAAAAGAAAATGACGGGTGGTCCAGAGTATCAAAAGATCATGCGGAAGAACCAAAGTCCTGTAAAGTCAGATGATGAGTTTCACAATCTTGTTTTGAAAAAAGTAATGTCTGAAGAGTCTGTAGATGAAGCTGTGTCTATTGATGCTCGCTCAAAGACATTTAGAGAAACAATGAAAAGACTTAAAACTAGAAAGCAAAAGCTGGCAGAAAAAGAAGCAAAAAAGCTGGGCTATCTAGAAATGGGCACGACTGAACTTGCTAAAAGATATGCACAAATGACTCCCGGTCAGACTAATGAAGCATGGACTTCTTCATACGATACAGCAGCAAGTGTTGCAGCAGTAGGCGCTGCTAAAAAAGGCGTGGATGTTGTAAAAAAGGGCGTAGGTAAACTAGCGAAAAAGATTACAAGCGCAAAGCCTAAGCCAGTATCTCCTAAGCCTACTCCAGTGAAGCCTAAGCCATCTTCTGCTCCTGTTCAAAGCAAGCCATCTACACCTCAGAATAAAGCACCTATTCCAAAAAAGACTTTGGCGCAAAGTGGACTGAGAAAAAAGCAGCAAACTAGAGCGCAGGCACAAATGGGCTCTAAGAAAACTCCAGTGAGGAAATAAAATGAAATCATTTGGCTGTTACATAGATGAACCACCCATGTTGGAAGAGTCTGAATATCAGGGCAAAAAGGTGACACTGAATGATCCATTCAGAACACCTGATGGACCTAAGAAGTTCTCTGTATATGTTAAGAACGAAAAGGGCAATGTTGTCAAAGTAAACTTTGGTGATCCCAATATGGAAATCAAACGTGATGATCCTGCTAGACGAAAGAGTTTTAGAGCAAGACATAACTGCGATAATCCAGGTCCCAAATGGAAAGCTAGATACTGGTCTTGTTATCAGTGGCGCTCTGGTTCGAAGGTAGATAACTAATGGCTACTAACGCAGAGCGCATGGATCGCATTGAACAAAAGATTGACAAGCTCAGTGAAGTTCTCGTACAAATGGCGAGAGTGGAAGAAAGACTGGTAAATCAAGAAGAAGATCATAAAGTTCTAAGAAAAGATATTTACAATCTTTATGAAAAGGTTGGTGAAATGGAGAAAGTGGTTCAAAAGAACCAGATAACCGTAAATATTATAAATAGAATCAGTTGGATAATCATTACAGGCGTGGTGGGTGGTTTCGGCACCTTAATCACCTACCTGTTCAATAAGTAAGGAATAAAAAAATGTCTGTTAAATCTATGCATAAAGCCTTGATGGAAATGGCAACCCCCAAAACAGAACGTGCTGCATGGGTGCCAGAGTCTATTGCTGATGAGCAAGTAGAAGCATTCATGGAAGCAACTGTTGCTGCTATTTCAGAAGGTGTTGATACTTTTGTATTTGAAGGTAAGTCCTACAAAGCAAAAAAGAAATCTGAAGCAAAACTTGACCCTGTAGGTAAGGCTGATGCTGATATCGACAATGACGGTGATGTAGATAGTTCTGATGAATATCTGCACAAGCGTCGTAAGGCTATCAAGAAGTCTATGGCTGAAGAAATGGACCCTACTGATCACGTCAAAAAGAAAGATGATAAGTATTGTGTCTATGATAAAGATGGTGAAGTTGCTGCTGAATTTGACAACGAAGAAGAAGCAAACGCATACGCTCGTAAGAACCATGATGCTCTGATGGGCAAAGAAGAGATGGATGAATCTGTATCTGTAAAGAAGCAAGATTATAAGTGGGGTCGTATGATGACAGTACATCACGGCAAATCTCACTCTTTCCCACTGCATCCTGAACATCAGTCCGCAATTAAGAAGCTTGGTGACAATCAGAAGACAAGCTTTAAAGATGAGACAGGCGCTAAGGTAACTGCTCACCGTCAGGGTGATACAGTACATCTCTCTAAGCCTGGCACAAATAAGAAGACTCCAGTAGCACATTCACATTTTACTGAGTCTGTCAATGAAGCTTCTGCTCCTGGTGCTACTGCACAGCATGGCCCAGACAAAGCTACCACTGATACATATCAAAAGCAAATGAATACTGGTGCACCTGATATTCCAATGGGTGACAAAGAAGCTTTTGTAAATCAGCATAACATGGAAGTTGGACTTGATGCCGAACAAGAATATCTGAAGAACAAAGCTGAAGTTGAAAATTCACTGAAGCGTACACCAGGTAGACTTGGTGATCAGAAAGCGGGTGACACATCTTTTGTCAATCCAATTAAAGGTGATATTATTGATGGTATCACTAAAGCATTGCAACAAATGAAAACGAATAACTAAAGGATTAATAATATGTTAAAACCACCAGCATGGGCAAAAGATGCCAAGCCTACGACTAGAGGTTGGGTTCATCCTAGAACAGGTGAACTGCTGATTTCTAGAAAGCATAGTGATCGGGAAGTAACTGAATATATGATGGCCAAGCTGGATGCTCCTGTTATCACTGCATCTGAAGTGTCTGAGCCAGAAGTTGTTATTGAAGCTGATCCTGTAATTGAAGAAGCTGCACCTGAAGCAGAGTCTTTGATCGAAGCTGATCCTGTGCAGCAGCATCCTGACCACTGGTCTATGACCAAGGCACAGTTAGTTGAACATGCTGCTGAGGTACATGGTATTGAGTTAGACCCTACACTCACTAAAGCAAAAATGATTGAAGCAATCGAAGGTTAAAAGTTGCCATTGAATGGAAATTTTAAGTGAAAAAGTAGAAGTAACGGAAGAAAATTATCTAATCGTTGCCGCTAAACATTATAATAACCCTCAGTGTTCAAGCACTGAAGAATTTTATGATGACTTGAATCGAATTAAGTATATTAAAAGATTGATTAATAGATATCTCGAAACAAAAGAACTTTCTGAGAGACTATTAATCAATCATATTATCGTATTTTATAATGTATTTGGTATTGAAATTGCAACAAAACTTTTAGCAGTTAAGCTAGAACTTAAATATTGGCCAGTCATTAAGCCATTTCTAGTCAAGCTTAAATATCTTGAAGCTACAGATTTAGTTGGAATAGAAATGGATGCAACTGTAATTACCGCACTTAGGAAAATTTGATGAGCGTTTCTATCGTAACAGATACGGTTTATACATACAGATTTTTAAAGCTTTTGGTCACACCTTTCAATAAGACCGAAGCGTATAAACTTGGGCTGATTGATGAGAACGGTGAGCGCACAGATAAGCAAGTTGAAAATTCAAATGAGAGACAAGCATTCACTCTTTTTCATAGAATTGTTTTTAATCTGAAAAGACTTCTTGAGAAATTTCCTGCTGGTAAAACACGCATTGCATCTTATGTAGCAGCATTAGCACTTCTGAGAGAACATTATAACATTGACCCCTCTTTTGCGTTGAATGAGTTGAATCTAAATACCGATACAAAAGAAGAAATTGGTATGTTGATTGAGCAATACTCTGAAGCACACCATCCTAAAAAGAAGAAAAAGAAAAAAGTTAAAGAAGAAGAAGCTGGTACAACTACAGCAGATGTTGCTATAATTCCAACACCAATGAAATTCAAGGCATTTTTAAAACGCAAAAAGGACTAATATGTTTTCTCTACATAATGGAATCCAATTAACTGGATTTATTGAAAAATGGATATTTGTTCTGCCTTTAAAAGATCATTCAAAATGGAAAGCATATTTCTTCAATCAAGGTATTGATGATCCAGAATATCTCAAAAGGATTAATCGAAATGCTCAAGATGAAAATGTAGCGACTTCATATCATCAAAGAGGCTACATGTGGGACCCTAAAGTTGGTACGTCTTTTCACACAAACAGTAGCCAAATTAATTATGATGAATTTGCAAAAAATATTGTGCAACCAAAGTGTGATTATCTACTATCTAAGATGAGATACACAAAATTTCCCAAAAAGTTTGAGTTTTGGCATCAAAATTATAATAGTAATGGATACCATGGACCTCATGATCACACAGGTGCATTAGTATCAGGAATTTACTTGCTAGAGCTTGAGAATGAAAACACTACTATTTTCTACTCTAAAAAAGATGATAGAGAACACGCCTTTGAGCTAAATAATGTACAAGAAGGCGATTTAATTTTATTTGATCCTACAGTATGGCACTCAGTTGATCCTTGTGATGGTAAAAAGATAAGCGTATGCTTTAACATAACATAGAGGATAACTGTCATGTTTGCTATTATTGGTTCTTTACTGGGTTTCGGAACTTCATTTGCTCCAAAGATTTTAGAAACAATCAATAAGAAGCAAGATCAAAAACATGAGCTAGATAAAATGCGAGCATCTGCTGAAATTAAAATGCAGATGCAAGATGCTGAATTTGATTTTCAGAAAGACATGGCTGCTCATGAAGAGCATAAGCGCCTTATCGAACATGATATTGCAATCTCAAAAGAAACAGGATTCTTTGCAGGTCTCAAAAAAGGTGTGCGACCAATTATCACATACTGCTTTTTTGGTTTCTTTCTTTTCTATAAAACAGTATTAGTTATGGAAGCAATGAGAAGTGGTCAAGACATGGCCGCTATCTCTGATGTTATCTGGGATGAACAATCTCAGGCAATTTTTGCTGCAATTATTTCATTTTGGTTTGGCTCTAGAGCTATAGAAAAATCAAAATAATTATTGCACTATCTCAAAAAATGAGTTAGTATAAGTAATACACTTATCCTAAAAATCCATACAAATTAAGAGGTGCGTTCTATGACCAATAGTCTAGACATGAGAGATTTTTTGTCTCAAACTAAATTTTACGAAGCTTATTCCCGATATATTGATGATGAAAATCGCTATGAAAGTTGGGACGAATCTGTTGATCGTGTCATGGCTATGCATAAAGATTATTATAAAGATAAAATGTCCACTGAGCTTGTTAATGAAATGGCAACAGCGACTACTGCATATAAAGAAAAGCGTGTACTTGGCGCACAGCGGGCTTTGCAGTTTGGTGGTGATCAACTTCTGAAGCATCAAATGAAAATGTATAACTGTACATCTTCTTATGTAGATCGTGCTGAGTTTTTTGGTGAATACTTCTATATCCTGCTGTGTGGAGCAGGTGCAGGGTTTTCTGTTCAGCATCATCATGTAAATAAATTACCAGCTGTCCAAGAGCGGAAAAAACAGGCCAAGGGCTATGTCGTAGAAGACTCTATTGAAGGCTGGGCTTCTGCTCTTGATGTACTCATGTCATCTTACTTTGTAGGTGGTGGCAAATACCCTGAGTTTGAAGGTCGTCGTGTATTTTTTGACATGACAAACATTCGTCCAAAGGGTGCAAAGATTTCTGGTGGCTTTAAAGCACCTGGCCCTGATGGTCTGCGTCAAGCGCTTGATCGGATCGAGTATCTTATTCAAGGTCATATCCTTGGTAACCCTGATCCGGTACAACTGCGCCCTATTCAGGTCTATGACATTGCTATGCACTGTGCTGATGCTGTTCTTTCTGGCGGTGTGAGACGTTCTGCTACTATCTGTCTGTTTTCGCCAGATGATACAGAAATGATGAACGCAAAGACTGGTAACTGGTTTAATGATAATCCACAACGGGCTCGTTCTAATAACTCTGCTGTGATTGTTCGTAAAGAAACAACCAAAGAACAGTTTATGAATATCATGGATAGCATCAAACAGTTTGGTGAGCCAGGTTTTGTATTTGTAGAGTCCACAGAGCATACTACTAATCCTTGTGTTGAGATTGGTATGTTCCCACAGATTGATGACCAGTCTGGTTGGCAGGGCTGTAATCTGACAGAGATTAACGGTGGCAAGTGTGTAGATGAAGAGTCATTCTACAAAGCATGTGAAGCAGCATCTATTCTTGGCACACTGCAAGCAGGATACACAGACTTCAAATTCCTTCCTGATACTACAAAGGCAATTTTTGATCGTGAAGCACTTCTTGGTGTATCTATCACTGGATGGATGAACAACCCGGAGATTTTGTTTGATGAAAAGATTTTGGAAAAAGGTGCCAAGATTGTTAAAGAGACTAATGCTCGACTTGCTGCTCTTATCGGTATCAATCCTGCTGCTCGGACTACTTGTGTTAAGCCTAGTGGCAATGCTTCTGTCCTCTTGGGCACAGCAAGTGGAATCCACGCTGAACATTCTGAAAGATATATTCGCAATGTTCAACTGAACAAAGAGTCCGAAGTAGCACAAGTTATTGCAAAAACTAATCCTGAGATGGTAGAAGACTCTGTGTGGTCCGCTAATGGCACTGATTGGGTAGTATCATTCCCTATTACGCCTAAGCAAGGCTCTATTCTGAAAGATAAGCTTATTGGTACTGACCACCTTGATCTAGTTGCAAAAGCACAGAAGCACTGGGTAAATACAGGTAAGAACAAAGACTTGTGTGCTGATCCAACTGTATCTCATAACGTATCAAACACAATTCTGGTAGAGGACTGGGACGATGTTGCTGAATATGTTTATAGCAATAGGGATAACTTTGCTGGTATTTCTTTCTTGTCTACTTCTGGTGATAAAGATTTTAATCAGGCGCCGAATACTGAAGTTATCGACGCTGAAAAGATGGTTGAAAAATATGGAGTGGCTGCTGTACTAGCATCTGGTCTTGTTGTTGATGGTCTTGCTGCCTTTGATGATCTTTGGTCAGCTTGTTCTACAGCACAAGGCTTTGGTGAAGATATCTCTGCTGAAAGTTCTAAGAACACATTGAAAAAAGACTGGGTGCGGCGCTTTGAATCCTTCTCTAATAAATATCTTGAAGGTGATAAAAAGAAAACCGAACATTGTCTG